CGCTGCTTTACTGTGCACGTCCCGAAGATGCATAGCGTCTTCTTCTTCTTCCCCAGTGACCACGACGACGTGATCTGGACTGCGGCCACCCACGCGAACCGTGCGGCCGTCTACAATTACCGCGAGGACAACTGGACCTTCATGGACGTGCCGAATACCGCGGGAGCCGCAGTCGCCAACATCACGAGTGGTGTTGGGTCGACCTGGGCCGACGCCGCGAGCGAGGGCACGGCCTGGGAGGACCGGGGCGGCACCTGGGCGAGCGTCACGAGTGGCGGCTACGATCGGCACCTGTGCGTGATCAACGTGCCCTGCACGGGCATCACGGGCTCGACGCTCTATGGCGTGGAGACACTGGAGCGCGGGACACTCCTGCTCCCAATCGGCAACACTGTCGTTCCCCCGGCCTACGTCGCGAGGGACGACCTGAACCTGGACGAGCTGGGGCCGCTGGCCCTCCTGCCCGGCACCAAGTTGGTCCGGGGGCTCTACCCGCACATGACCGCGGACGACGACGTGACCTGGCGGGTCGACGTGCGGAACTCCTTCGGGGTCAACCCGACCGCGGGGGTGGAAACCACGTTCGCGCCGGGATCGCAGTACCGCATTGACATGCGCCACACCGGCCGCCTGCTGAGTTATCAGCTGAGCGTGCCGGAGGACAGCGCCTTCCGGCTCTCCGGGATGGACGCCGACGTGGTGCTGCTCGGGGGGAGGTAACGGCCATGGCCATTGATTACAGGACCGAGGCCTCGATCGTCCCCTACCAGCGCGCCCTACCGCACTACCTGGACCGGGAGCTGGCGGCAGTCCAGGCCTCGATTGAGGCTCTGAACGAGCTGGCTCCCCAGGTGGCCGACCGGGCGCCCACGGCTCCCCGCAAGGGAACCGTGCGAGTTGCGGTCGACCCCTGGGACCCCCTAAGCACCGCCGCCTGGCCCCAGGTGGTCTACTGGACCGGGGCGGCCTGGGCACGCCTGGCGCCAAACGAGGACGCGGACACCCTGGAGGGGCACGCCGCGGCGTACTTCGCAACGGCGGATCACGCCCATACCGTCAAGTGGTGCCGGGTGAACCGGACTACCGGCGGCGCCTTCACAGTTGCGGACGCCACGGGTACCGTCGTTGAGTGGACGGACGAGGAGGCGGACGTTGGTGGTTGGGCCGACCTCACAGCCAACTCGACGCGCCTCACAGTCCCGGCCGGCGTAGGCCTAGTTCGAGTGGGCTTCCAGGGCCGGTGGGGCTCAGACAATGTTGGTGTTCGTCGTCACTACCTACTGAAGAACGGCGGTAGTATGGATGGGCGCCCTCGGGTTGACACTGGTGCCTCCAACACCAACGACACATACCAGTTCTGGAGCGGACCAGTTCCAGTCGAGGAGGATGACTACTTTGAGGTAGAGGTCTACCAGAACAGTGGTGGTAACCTCAATCTCATTGATGCCTCCACGTATAACTGGTTCAGCATTGAGGCGTTGCAGTAAAGGATCACGATATGGCGGGCCTTTTGAGTGGAATTATGGGCGGGGGCGGGGACACTAAGGTCTCTACCGCCCCTGTCTTTAAGGAACAGGCCCGGTTCGGTGCCGACGAGGCGCGACGCCTCTACGAGAGCCGAATGGGCAGCCCCTTCTATGGGGGCAACTTCTACGCGGGACTGAACCCGACGCAGCTCAATGCAGTCAACGCGATGCGCGGCTTCAGTACTGGACAGGGCGGGCAGTTCACCGGGGACATGATGGGCGCCGCTGGCACGGCCATGGGCGCCACGGGCGCCTTCGGTGACCAGTCCCAGGCCATCTACAACAAGGCGATGAAGAACCCGACCCAGGGCATCCTGAACTCGGCCGGGCAGTACGCGGACAACCCGTACCTGACTGGGCAGATCGACGCAGTACTCGGGGACCTGAACCGGAACATGCAGGAGAACCTCCTGCCAGGTGAGGTCGACGCCCGGGTTGCCGGGGGGAACCTCGGCTCAACCAGGTCGGACATCGCGCAGGGCATCATCCAGCGCGGCGTGGCTGAGAATATGCAGGACGTTTCGGCCGGCATGCGGGGCGACGCCTGGAACCAGGGCGTGCAAACGGCGCTCAATGCCCGCGGCCAGGGGCTCGATGCAGCCCTGGGTGCCACCGGGCAGACCGGAGCGCTCGCGGGCATGGGGATGAACTTCGCCCCCTCGGCGCTCGGCGCGAGCTACGGCAACTTCGACCGTGCGCTCCAGTCCGGCAGCATCCTACAGGGCGACACACAGGCACAGCTCGACGAGGCCTACCAGAAGTGGCTCGGCCAGGATCAGCGCCCCCTGGAGCTGTTGCAGAACTATGGCAACACCCTCGGGCAATTCAACACCGGCTCGCAGACCACGACCACCAACCCGTCCCCGGGCTTCCTACAGCAAGCCCTCGGCATGGGCGCCACAGGTATGGGCCTGTACGGAGCGGGCCAGGGCATGGGTCTCTGGGGCACGCAGCCCCAGGCGGGTGCCGGAGGTGGGGCCGCTGGGTCGGCCGCCGCTCTGCTCCCGTTCCTCATGATGATGGGGTAAGTAAATGCTTCCCATCTTTCAGGCTCCAGGGGCGCTCAACAGGCGCCCCGGGGCACTCGACAAGAAGCCCGGTATGCTGGAAAGGCTGACGAGCCCCAACGGCTCTCAGTTCATGCTGGCGGCCGGCGCAGGGCTGCTCTCCGGGAACAACTGGCGCGAGGGTCTTTCCTCGGCCGCCCAGAATGTACTCGGTGTGCAGCAGAGCAAGAGTGAGCAGGAACAGGCAGCCGCGGCTCAGCAGCTGGCAATCGCTCAAGCAGTGGCTGAGCAGCGCTATCGGCAAGAGCAGCAACAGCTCAATGCTGAGGAGCGCGAGCGCAACGACCAGTACCGGATGCAGCAGTTGGCCGGCGAGGAAGACTGGCGTCAGGCCCAACAGGGGCGCTGGGGTCAGGAGCAGGGCTACGACCAGTCGCGCCTATCGCTCGACAGGGATCGCCTCGCGCTCGACCAGCAGAGGCACGATCTCGCAGTCAAGATGGCTCCGTTCCGCGCCTTCAACTACATGGGTGATGACTACGATCTGGCCCCGGGTCTCATGGGGGGTGAAATGACCCCCTACGGTGCGCCCCAGGACCCCGGGATGCCTGAAGAGGCCTCCGGTCACCCGTACTACCAGAACATCGGCTACATGATGGTCGACGACGAGCAGGCCCCGGGACAGAAGAAGAAGGTCAATATCCCGCGCGGCGAGTGGAAGGACGTGGGCAACGTAGTCACGGAGGACGGCACCCCGCTGGGCGCCGGCTTCTTCAACAAGCGCGTGCCCGGCATCTGGTACCGTGCGGACGACGGTGAGCTGAAGCAGGCCCCGGCCGGAGCGCGGAAGGCCAGTGTCAGTGCGGGCGGCCCGCTCTCGACTTCGGCGTTCTATGATCTTGAGAACCAGCTGATCACTGACGAGGTGGGTCTTGGGAATATCGTTCGGTACATTGAGAGTGTCGGCGACACCAAGGTTGGTCTCGGCCGTCTCGCGGACAGTATCTCGGCGAAAATCAAGACGCTGTTTGCCAATCCCCTGAACCGGCAGGAGCTTGCAACTCAGGTGGCCCAGGGTCAACTCCAGGGTCTACTTGGCGCGGTGCGTACTGAGGTGCTTGGCCCCGGGATGTTGACGGAATATGACGCGGCTCGTCTTGTCGCGTACCTTGGTGGTGACGTGGATGCACTCCAGAACCCGCAGCGGGTCGAGGAGGCGCTGAAGAACGTCTTCGACGCAAAGCTCCAGCGCTACAAGATGCACGTCGAGCAGTACAACCGACAGGCGCCCGCCTTTGGGGTGGACTATAGGTCCCAGAGGGACTTGCGCCTTCCCAGTCTCACCCAGCCACAGGCGGCCCCGGCACCCGTTGTCCCGGCCGTTCCTGACCCTGGCATGGAAGAGTTACTCAAGAAGTACGGTGGATAGACATGGATGAATTGCAGCGAGCCATGCAGGCTCTTCAGGCGGCAGACGCGGCCGGTGATGTTGAGGCGGCCAAGCGGCTTGCTGCTCACGTCCGACAGCTACAGGCGGCGCAGGCGGCTCCGGCCGCCCCCGCCTCTCCTCCCGTTACGCCGGACACAAGCTTCTCCAGCGCCTTCAGGCACGGGCTCGATATGCCCCTGGAGCGCTTCGGGCAGACCGCGCAGGCTCTCGGCTTCGAGGGTCTCGGCGGTGCCCTGAAGGGGGCGGTAGACGCCCCTGAGAACTACTCCCCCGCGACCTCTAACCTGATCGCGGACCCGAGCAAGGCCTGGTACGACCCCCGCGCCTATGACTACAGCCAGCTGCCCCGCGCAGCCGTCGAGCAGTCCGGGCAGTACGCAGGCTCTCTAGCGACGCGGGCGGCCGGCGCCGGGCTTGGTGGCCTGATGGCCGGTCCCGCGGGTGCGGCGGCAGGCGGCTTGGCCGGGCCGGCGCTGTTCGAGGGTCTCCAGATCGTCGGGCCGCTGGTCCAGGACCGTGCTCAGGCGCACGGCGGTATGCCAACGGCAGAGGACTGGGCCTGGGCGGTAGCGACTGCCGCAGCGAGCGGCGCACTGAATGCCATCGCCCCGAACTCTGCGCGGTGGACCCGCCCGATCCTTGAGGGCGTCACTGAGGCACTGCAAAGCGTCGCTGAGCAGGCCGGCACGAGCGTGCGGACCCCCGAGGGCCTTCAGGTCTCTGGTCACGAGGCCGTCGCTGAGGGCTTGGCGGGCTTAGGTTCGTCCGCAATGATTGATGTTCCGGGCATGGCAGCGAGCGCGGTCGGGAAGGTCCCCGGCAAGGTTGCCGAGGTCAAGGCCCGGATGGACTACAGTCGGAACCCGGCACAGGTCACCAGCGATCTTCGGGTCGCGGACCTGTACGAGCGCCGGGCTGCCGCCAGCAAGGCCTACGACAGTGGAAAGAGCAAGGTCGGGGCGGACCAAATCTTCAAGAGTGTGCAGGACGACTTGAAGGCCCAGGCCAACAAGCTCGCACTGGCTCTCTATACTGCTGGGCCGAATGATGGAGGTGTCGACCACAACGGCTACAAGGTCCTCAAGGACGTTATCTCAAAGGCTGCGCGGCACAACCGCGAGCTGGCCGAGGGCGGCGCTGACGTTGGTTACTTCGACACTGAGATCGACCAGGTCCGTGATCTGGGTCTTGGTCCGCAGTACGCCGAGCTGGTTGAGAACACCCTTCGTGATTTGAACACGGTTACCTACGCCGGCCTCCAGAAGAACCGCATTGGTCCCCTGGAGCGCCTCGCGAAGGCCGCGGTAGGCCCGGGGAACGCGAGTGTCCCTGGCATCGTTGGCGGCCTCGGCACTGCCCTGTTCAACCCCCCGGTGGGCCTCGGGGTGGCCGCGGCCTCGGCCGTTGGTCCCGCGATGCTCAATCGTGGAGCACGCGCCGCGGACAGCTTCCTTGGGCTGGATCAGCCCGAGATCGTTCAGAGGGCTGCGGCCCGTCGAGCGGCCCTGGAGGGCCAGGGCGTGCAGTACGGCGACACGGTTGCCCAGCTGCAACAGGCGCTTGCCGAGCTTGGCCCCAAGGCGAAGCTCGTGGTTCCCTACAAGGAGACCGACACCCCGATCGACCGTGCGCTGCGCGAGCGCGGCATGAAGCGGTTCGGGGGCTGGAAGCTCGAACTCCAGGAGCACGCCAATGACGTGCTTGGTAACGGCAAGGTCTCGCAGCAGGACATCGACGCGACTATTCGCGACATGGGTGCCCAGGGCGTCCTCTCGGAGGCCCAGGTCAATGAACTCCTGGGTGACCGGGTGGGCAAGGTCAGTGACGAGCGCATCTACTACGGCATCCAGGACTGGGTGATCAACAAGGCTCAGGGGAACCCCGGCACCCTTCCGCGGCCAATCGAGGCCGTGCAGGACATCATGCTGACTACCCCGGAAGGGGGGCGCCCGGAGCTGAACCCGGCGTGGCAAGAGAACTCCATGTCGGCCCAACGCCCGGACGAGCGGCCCAACATCCCGGCCTACCCCTGGATGGAGCAGCCCGAGAGGGCGACCTACCCACGGAAGCCCACGCGCTACGAGCAGGCCCCGAGGGTCCCCGGGATGACCGGGGAAGTGCTCCAGGACATCAACCCGGACACCTTCACTCCCCCAACCGAGCCGCCCTGGGCGACGAACGTCCCGAGCCATGGAACCTTCATGGATACGTACGGGGGAGGCCCGTTCGCGGGACTTGGTGACGCGGAAGTTGTTCAAGAGCCGGCATCCGACGACGCCTTCCCCCTGGGGCAGAACTTGAATGACCCCGCGGTGTGGCGTGATGTCGAGAAGAAGAACGGCAAGTTCGACACTATGCAGCTCTTGCGTAACCTTGGTATCATGGTAGAGCCGGCGGGGAACCCCCCAGCAATTAAGCGCCTACAGGAGGCCCTGAAGGCACAGCGGGAGGGGTACTCCAAGTACTTCGGCCCGATGGCCGGCGGCGATGCGGTCACAAGCCTGCCACCCCGTCGCTCGGCGGCAACTGCCGAGATGCCCGCCAGGAGCTGGGATAGCTCCATGGCGGCTGACGCACCAGAGCCACGCGTAGGTTCCGCCCACGGCGGCGTGACCAGCATGGGTAACCAGCGGCCGGACTTCGGCCCTCTCGCTGCGCCCGATAGTCCCCAAGTGGGGAGGATCGACGTGGCACAGGACATTGACTTTCATGTCCGGGGACAAGACACACAGGTCCTCGAAAACCCGTCACCACAAGAGGCGAAGCGACTGGCCGCCCAGGCACAGTACGGACAGGTTCGGGCAATGAAAGACCCGGACACCGGTGATGTTTATGTCTGGGACGCTGCTACAGCTATTCACAGCGACATCGCAGAACGTCTTGGTATTGACTTAGGAAAGACAGTCGATGCAGAGTGGACGATTGACGAAATCGAGGGGGGGCTTCGCCATCTCTATAGTGGCGGTGGTCAGTTACCTCGTAAGGGCGACTTGGCCCCAGCGTCTGCTAGGTGGCTGCGGGGGCTCCAGGAACAGGAACCGAAAGTCGACCAGGACCTGAGCCCGGAGGCACGTTCGCGCATCGCTAATCGAGGCGACAGCGACTTGAGAGGGGCTCCCGCCGACCTGGCGAACATGGGCGACCTCGCGGCGCTGCGCACCACGCAGAAGAACCTGGCAGCCGAGGGCGAGCCGGGCCGCATGTGGTACGAGCGCTCGGGCAAGGCAATCCTGGACGCCTTCGGAGGCGACAGGGAGGCCGCACGGCGCCTGATCGAGATGATCGGCGTCACGAGCCCGGACACACCAGTCAGCACCAACCTCCAGTTCGCGCTGGATGCGTACTACCAGAAGCTCGCCGGCCAGGACATCAATGCTGGTCGGTACCCGGCGTCAATGTCTCCCAAGATGGAGAAGGCCTGGGCCGGAGAGGACTGGAAGGGTCGCAAGACCAACAACTTCGTGACTAACTTGATGCGTGAAGTCGACCCCACGGCTGACCAGGGCGTTACTACGGACATCTGGATGCTGCGGGCCTTCGGCTTCGGTAAGGAGGGCACCCCGAGCCCGGCGCAGTACGACTTCGTCGAGACCGAGGTGAAGCGCCTGGCGGACGAGCTTGGCTGGGAACCCCAGCAGGTTCAGGCCGCCATCTGGGTCGCCGCCAAGGCAGGGAAGGAAGGCAAGCCCGTGTCCGACATAGCCAAGGGCGACTTCGCGACCTTCCTGCGGGCACAGGCCGCTCAGGTCTCTGCTGAGAGCATCCCGGACCCGCGGGTGGGCTTCATTCCCGAGGCCAACCAGGCGGAACCGGCGGTCAAGATCGAGTACCACAAGGCGGTGATGGAGGCCCTCCAGGACGAGGTGGGTCATGACGCCATCGCCGCGGCCCTGGGCATCCCGAGCCCGGGCCAGGTCGACGTGCCGGGCTACTGGGACGGGGGCAGCAACCCCTCGAACCAGGCGCTGATCGCGGCCCCCAAGAAGTTCAAGGGCGGTGCCGAGGTCGAGCCGGCCGCCAAGGAAGCTCTGGACGCCTACGCGGCGGCCAAGGGCATGCTCCTGCGGCAGGCGGCGGTGGCCTGGACTAGGCCCTTCCCCGCGAAGACCAAGGGGGAGGCCAACGGCATCTCTGTGGGCCTCGGGCGTCCATTGACGACTGAGGAGACCCTTGCGCTCGGGAAGCGCCTGGGCAGCATCAACGTCGCTCTGGTGGGTTCACCGGAGGGTGTCTGGGCACTTAACCTTGACACCGCGGCAACGCCGAACAAGATGTTCCACGGTGAGGTGCAAAGGGCGGTCGAGGACGTGCTCAACGGCGAGGTTTCGCTGGCACCCTTCGCCTCTGACGGCAACTACATTGAGAACGACTGGAGTGCGAACCCCAATGGCGAAGGTTACCTGGAAGCCATTGCCCCAGGACGGGCCGATCTTCGAGAAACCGTTCAGGGTATCGTCACCGGTCTTCAGCCAAAGGTTGATGAAGTCAGCCGGCGCTTTGCGGAGCGCTACGGATGGAGCACCGGCCAAGAAGAGAGCCAGCCCCGGGCCGCCGCAGAAGTCGGCCCGCAAGGGTGGTTGACCTGGAAGGGAGATGACATCGGGCGGATTACGGCAAGGAGCCCTAGCGGCATGCGCATGGGGTACGTCGAGTTCCGCTCCGGTGACCAGAAGTGGCACGCGTTCGTAGATGGGCCGGGCGAGGTGGGGACGTTCGATAGTCTGGCCGAGGCCAAGCGCGTAGTCGATCAACAGACTTCCGCAGCGCCGGCTGACCCCAACAACCCGGACGACGCAACGATCCTGGGGATGTACCCGACTACTAGCTTCGGTGCCACGGCCGCCGCCAAGGACGCCGCGAGGGCGAACAAGAGGGTGCCGAGCACTGATATGTACGGCGAGGCTGCCTGGGGCTTCTCCCCGGGGGGCTTCGGTGACGCGGCCTACGTCTCCTGGCGCAGGCGCCCGTACAACGAGGTACCGAAGGGCTACGTCGAGAACCTGCTAGAGACGACGCCCCAGACGCTGGACAATCTACCCCAGCAGACCGGGGTCACCCCGGAAGGCCGAAAGGTCGCCGCCAAGTTGATCACGGGACTTCGTGACGTTGGTAGTGGCCGGATGGAGGACCGGGGGCTCAGTGACGAGCAGGTTACTAGGCTCGCTAAGTGGATGGTTCGGGTCGCAGTGCAGCCCAACAAGACAATGGAAGGCACGAGCGGCTTTTATCTACCCCAGTCCTCTGGGGGCGGCTTCGGTGACTTCATCACCGTAAATCGCACCTTGCCCGAGGGGAAGTACGGGGACACCCTGGCACACGAGCTGGGGCACAGGATGGACTACGAGGTACTGGGCGGCCACCAACAGGGCACGCTGTTCTCCTTCGGGAGGCGCGGGCCTGCGGTTCCGGCCAGTGAAACGCGGCTGCCGGTGGGAGACCCCGCATTCAAGGCAGAGATGGTCGAGGCGTCCCGTCTTGCGAGGCCCGAGCAGTGGGCCGAGCACGACTACGCCGAGGCGCAGCTGGCTCCTGAGCCCCTGTTGAGGGGGACCTCGAAGTGGGCCGAGTACCTGATGCAGTACCGCGAGCTGCTGGCGGACAACATCCGCTTGTACCTCAGGAAGCCGAAGGAGATGAAGGAAGTCGCTCCGACCGTGGCGAAGTGGCTGCGGGACAATCTCAATGACGACGAGCGGCTCAAGGGCATCATCGGCTTCGCGGGCGTGGCCGGCTTGCCGGCAGTGGACGCCCTGGCGATGGCTCTGAAGGCCTCCGACGAAGAGGACGACGAAGAGGACGAGGGCCTTGCGCCCTACGCTCCCCCGGGGTGGACCCGGGATAGCCCCTGGTACGGCCCGGCCGGCTGGCGTGGACCAGTACACGAGGGGGACAACTTCCCCTGGATCAACGGGAAGACGCCCCCAAAGCCCTCGAAGAGGTAGTAAGGATTAACTCGGGGGGACTTCGGTCCCCCCAATGGGATATTGGATGATGATGGAAGCGTACGTTCTCTATCGACGAGAGCGGCGCTTGTTCGTGGCCGACGCCCAGTACCATAGGGCGACCCCTTTCCTCCATCAGGCTCGCCTATTCGGCAGTGTCGAGGAAGCCGTGGAATTTGTCCGTGGCTCCCGGGAGGGGGCTAGGGCATGGGACAAGGGCCGAATTACTGTCCTTGAAGTGAGCACGATCATACCGGAGGTTGGTTAAATGGACCGTCGACTGCCCCCAGGGGCGACGATCAATCCCGAGACCGGCCAACCGAATGCCCCCAAGCAAGTGGGTATGAGGGGGGCAAAGACCAGAGAACCTCAGAAGCGACCGAAGCGGCACTTCTTCAGCGAGAAGACGCCGGAGACGCTTGCCGCGCAGAAGCTTGGGGGTGTCAACGGTGGATACCAAGCATCCCGCAACGGCGTACCGAGGGGATGGACCAGGGAACTACTGATCCCCGTCCGCATGGAGGCCGCTGTATTCGCGAGAAAGGCTGTGAGACTGATGGAAGAGAAGGGCATTCTGGATTTCAGTGATGTGGCTACTCCGAACGACGAGGCGAAGGCCAAGGTCGCCCTGGAGTACGCGGTGGGTGTCTGCAAGGCCGCGGTCGACGGTACCAGGGAACGCCTGGCTGCCGCCCGGCTCGTGCTGGACTTCACCAAGCAGAAGCCGGCCTCGAAGGTCGACGCGACTGTGCGGGCCGAGGACTTCCTGGAGCAGCTGTCCAAGGAGTTCTAATCATGGCGGACGTACTTGAGGTACGCCGCCGGCTGCACGAGGACTACAAGTACTACGCCGAGAAGGCGCTGAAGATCAGAACGAAAGAGGGTGAGATCAAGCCCCTGATCTTTAACACCCCGCAGTCAAGACTGCACGCACTGTGCCAGCAACAGATGGCTGAGACAGGGATGGTCCGGGTGATCATCCTCAAGGCTCGCCAGCAGGGCTTCTCGACATACGTCGCGGGGCGGGGGCTGTTCAAGACCAGTCAGAACAAAGCCCAGAAGGCTCTGGTCATGGCACACGTCGCCAAGAGCAGCACCGCCCTGTTCGACATGGTCCGGCGGTACTACGAGCACCTCCCTGAGGCCCTGAAGCCCCAGAAGAAGTATTCGAGCCGTAAGGAGTTGTCCTTCAATCTCCTGGACAGCTCGTACGTTGTAGACACGGCGGGTGGCACTGGTGTGGCCCGCGGTGAGACCATCACGTTCCTACACGCCTCAGAGGCGGCATTCTGGCCAGCGTCCAATGGTCGCGAGATTTTCAACGGCCTGGTCCAGGCGCTGCCCATGGCGGCCGGCTCCGAGGGCTACATCGAGAGCACCGCAAACGGTATGAGCGGCCTGTACCGGGAAATGTGGCAGGCGGCAGAGTTGGGGGAGAGCCAGTGGTGGCCCTTCTTCAGCCCGTGGTTCGCTGACCCGAGCTACCGCGTCACGCCACCAAAGAGCTGGGAGCGGAGCTACGAGGAAAAGGGGCTGGCGAAGGAGTTCGGGCTGGATGACGCTCAGCTCTACTGGCGCCGGCTCAAGATCGCCGAGAATGGCCTGGAGCTGTTTCACCAGGAGTACCCCGCCTACCCGGACGAGGCCTTCCTGTCGACCGGCCGCCCGGTATTCCACCCGGACCAGATCACCAAGGCACTGCGCGAGCGAACGCCCCCAGTGCGCCGGATGGCTCTGGAGGGTGGGAACTGGGAGGACCACCCCGCGGGGGAGCTTCAGCTCTTCATCGACAAGGTCGACCCGTACGAGCAGTACGTGATTGGCGCGGACGTGGGGAAGGGTATCCGCAGCAACGTGGACCGTGACGCGGCCGGATACATGAAGGCCGGCACGGACTGGTCCGTCGCTCAGGTGCTGAACAGTAAGAAGAAGCTCGTGGCGTCCTGGCGCAGCCAGGTACACCCAGACTACTTCGGGCACGTGCTCGATCGACTGGGGAGACACTTCAATACTGCCCGGCTCTGCGTCGAGAACAACGACCACGGCATCTTGACCGTCTTTGTCCTTAGCAGGGACTACCAGTACCCCAACCTCTATCAAGAGGTCGTCCACGACAAGGTAACTGACAAAGAGACAGTCAAGCTAGGTTTCACTACCAACGCCAAGACGCGGCCGATGATCATCGACCAGCTGCGAGCATCCATGCGCGCCAAGGAGCTGGAGATACACGACCTGGCGACCCTGACGGAAATGCAGCAATTCGTCCTGACCGAGGCTGGACGCATGGAGGCAGACGCCGGATGCCACGACGACTGTGTTATGGCCCTGGCCCTGGCAAATTATGCCCATGCCGGCATGTATCCACCGCTCGTGATCAAAGACGACTGGTACGAGGAAGCATTGTAATGTTGAGCGACAAGCGCATTCTGGCGGCTGTCGACACGTTTCTGTCTGATGCGGAGGGCTACTACGACAGTACACTACGGACTGAGCGGCTTCAGGTGCTCGACTATTACAACGCCGAGAAGCCGGCCAGGACCCGTGGGAAGTCCTCCTATATCAGTCAGGATGTCTACTCCGCCGTGGAGATGATGAAGGCGCAGCTGCTAGAGACGTTTGCCGCAGGGTCTCGGATCGTGCAGTTCGCGCCAGTTGGTTCCGAGGACGTTGACCAGGCCAAGCAGGCGACAGACCTATGCGAGTGGGTCGTCATGCGACAGAACAAGGGCTATAGCGTCTTCTCGGACGTGATCCACGACGCCCTGCTATCCCGACTTGGGGTGGCGAAGGCCTGGTGGAAGAAGGACTTCGCGGACGTTGAGGAAGAGCTGCCCAAGGAGGGGGTAACGATCGAGGCCCTCGTCGGGCTGCCCCCGGACATCACCGAGGGTAAGCTAGAGACGGACCCGATGACCGGATTGACCACTGGCTCATTCAAGCGGCGCGTCGACAAGTCCCGCGTGGTGATTGCTCCGGTCCCGCACGAGGAGTTCCTCTGGGACCCCAAGGCGAAGGACCTGGCTACCGCAAACTGTGCGCACCGGCAGCGGATGACCCGCTCCGACCTGTTGAAGGCGGGGTATGACGAGAAGCTGGTCAAGAAAATCCCGAAGGGTGACAGTAATGTTCGGGGCTGGGAAAGCTCCACAGAGCGCGCTGCCCGTCAGGGTCTCTCGATTGCAGTCGACCCGGACGACATGGAGGCCCTCCAGGAGGAACTGGAGGAAGTCTATGTCTACGAGTGCTACCTCGATCTGGACATCAACGAGGATGGCATCGCGGAGACCTACCAGATCGTGGCTGCCGGCGACGTACTCCTGAGCAAGGAGCAGGTACGGGCTCGTCCCTTCCTGGGCTTCATCCCACTGCGCATCCCACACACCCTGGCTGGCAACAACTTCGCCAACCGCCTGATCCCGATCCAGAACGCCAAGACGATGCTGTTCAGGTCTGTCCTAGACCACACCGCGATCACGTCGAGCCCCCGCTGGCAAGTCGTCAACGGCACCATCAAGGACCCCAAGGAACTGATGGAGAACCGGCTCGGCGGCCTGATCAACGTCTCGCGGCCGGACGGCATCATCCCGCTTCCGCAGCAACCCCTCAATCCCTTCGTGTTCCAAACGATCGAGACCCTACAGTACGAGCGCGAGGAGAACACGGGCGTCAGTCGCCTGAGCCAGGGGCTGAACAAGGACGCGGTGTCCAAGCAGAACAGCGCGGCCATGATCGAGCAGCTGGCGAGCATTGGGGCGATCCGGCAGAAGATCGTCGCGAGGAACTTCTCTATGTTCCTGGGCGAGCTGTACCTTCTGGTCTACGAGCTGCTGCTCGGGAACCTCAAGGACGAGATGGCGTACGAGATCACCGGCGGTCAGTGGCAGAGGGCCAACGTCGAGGGCTGGCAGTCCCGCAAGGATGTCTCGGTCGAGCTTCACCTTGGCTACGGTGAGCAGGACCGGGAGGCCGAGCAGTGGCTCGCGTTGGACCAGATGTTCAGTAACGATCCGCAGATCGCTCCCCTCTACACCCTCCAGGAGAAGTGGGAGGTCATAAACCGCTTCTTCGACCTGAAGGGCATCAAGAACGCGACCCGCTTCCTAAGGAAGCCCGAGGACGCCGTGCCGGTCTCTGACCAGCAGGCCCAGGGCCAGCTCGCGGTCGAGCAGGGCAAGGTCCAGAACGACGCCGCGAAGATACAGCTGGAGCGCGAGAAGATGCAGCTTCAGGCCCAGCAAGAGACCGCCCGGCTTGAGCTGGAGAAGATGCGTGTTACGGCCGACATCGCGTTCAAGAAGGCCACCCTGGCGCTGAAGGCCCAGGATCAGGCCCACGAGGTGATGGTCGACACGGCTGAGGTCAACATCATGCAGCAGCAGGCCGACAGTGAGCAGGCTAGCATCATTGTGAGCCCGAATAGCTAAGATAAACCAAGGACTTGGGGAGCTTGAAAGTACCCCCCGGGGTACCCATAGCTCCCCTCGTTACTTGTTCGGGTAAGTCTTTGAATTTCCATAGGAGAGCCACCAGTGACCGACGCCGATGTAATCGAACGGGGTATGCGCGCTCGGGAACTCCTGGAGTACAGGACATTCCTACAGTTCGCGCAAGAGGTCATGGACGCAGAGAGAGATTTGATCGCCAATTCTCCACCCGAGGACACCCGAGGACGAGAACTGGCATACTTCCGGCAGTGGGGCGTGCTCCAGATGTTTCGTACGCTAGAGGCGTGGAAGCAGCAGGGAACAATGCTCCAGGAAGTGCTGGAAGGTGAACGCAAGGAGATGTTACATGCTTGACGGTGCGAACACTATCCCCGAGGGGGACGTGGAGTTTACCACCGCAGAGGCTACTGAAGCTCTGCTGAAGAAGTGGGGGACGGACGACGAGGAGAAGAAGCCGGTCGTCCCATCTGAGCCCACTGCGGACGCAGGGGCACCCGAGGTCCAGCCCGAGACTGCTGAGCCCGAGGGTGAAACCAAGACAGACCAAGCTGTCGAGGACGCAGGCGAGAAGACCGAGAAGGACCCTGAGGAGGCTCCGAAGCACGCCGATGATGACCTGAAGGTCGTGATCAAAGTGGGCGAGGAAGAGCATCAGGTATCCGTCAAGGACTTGAAGCGCCTGTACGGACAAGAGGCCAGTCTGACCCGCAAGTCTCAGGCGGTTGCCGAGCAGACCAAGGCCGTCGTCGAGGCCCGTGAGAAGTACGTCAGTGCCATGGCGCACGAGGCCAAGAAGGCGGAAGCACGGTTCGCCGAGTACCGCAAGATCGACTGGGCACTGTTGCAGGCGCGTGTGGCTCGGGGCGAGGTTGCTCCGAAGCAGTTCGCTGATCTGCGGCGTGATGCCGAGGCATCCTTTGCTGACTACAAGTACTATGTCGAGGGCGTCGACCGCGAGATGAAGGAAGTCGCCCAGACGGTACAGAAGCGTCAGGCAGAGCTGGCCGAGGCCTGTGTTCGGGAGCTGAAGGACCCGAACTCCCCACACCATATCGAGGGCTGGAACGCCCAGGCCTACGATGACCTTCGCGAGTTCGCTGTTGCCCAGGGTATCCCCTCGGACACCATCAACGCGACTGTCGACCCGGTGATCTTCAAGCTCCTCAAGATGGCCAAGGGCTACGTGGAGATGCGGAAGGCCGGCGAGAAGAAGCTCGCGATGACCCCGAAGGTGCCCGTTACCCCCACCAAGGTCCTGACGCCCGGCGCTGGTCAGCCCGGGGTGGACCCGAGTGAGAGGGGTAAGCTGGCGATGCAGCGGTTGCGGAAGGACGGCAAGTTGGACGACGCCGCCGCAGCCCTGATGGCCCGTTGGGGCGACAAGTAATTCACCAGACTGGTATTAAAAGGAAGTCATTATCATGGCTACTGATACCTACGTTACCTACGACCTGGTCGGGATGGCTGAGGATGTCGACGATGTCATCAGCAACATTTCGCCCAAGGATACGCCGTTCGTTTCGATGATCGGTAAGGATACCTGCGACGCCACCCACTTCGAGTGGCAGGAGGACACCCTCCGGGCTCCGGCCAGCAACGCTCTCGTCGAGGGCGCGGACGCCGTAGTCGTTGCTCGCGTGCCGACCAGCATGCGCGGTAATCGTACCCAGATCATGGGCGATACGTTCTCGATCTCGGGGACCTCTGACCGGGTGAAGAAGTACGGGCGCAAGTCCGAGACGGCCTACCAGACCGCGAAGATGGGTCTCCAGCTCCGCAGGGACTTGGAGTACATCCTCGTTGCTCTGGACCAGGACGCCGCGGCCGGTGACGAGGACACTGCCCGCTACATGGGTAACGTCTTCGGTGTGGACGCCAACGGTGACGAGATCATCGAGACCGATGCGATCGACTACGGTGCGACCCCCGGAACTGCCGAGGAGTTCACCGAGACCCGCTTCCTGGCGGCCATGCAGATGGCGTACGACAACGGGGCCAGCCCGACGACCCTGATGATCAAGCCGATCCATGCCCTGAACGTCGCGGCCTTCGCGGTGGCTTCGGGCCGTACCCGCGACATCGGCCAGAGCAAGAAGATCGTGAATGCGGTCGACCTGCTCGTGACCCCGTGGGGTGAGGTGCGTGTCACTCTGAACCGGTGGCTGCGCGGCTACTCGGCGGGTGTGCAGGTCGGCGAGGCCCTCCTGATCGACCCTGAGATGTGGAAGCGCGTGGTCCTGCGGCCTTGGCAGAAGGAGAAGCTGGCGAAGACGGGCGACAGCGAGAAGTACCAGATGCTCGGAGAGTTCTCGCTGAAGCACCGGAACTATCTCGGCGACGTTCGTATCACCGATCTGGACGAGACCCTGAGCTGATCTGTCTGACGGCTTTTCAACGGGGGGACTTCGGTCCCCCTCTCTTCTTTTGTTAAGGGGCGCATTACATGCCTGTTGTTAATTTCTCCTGTGTAGGCCAGCCCGCTCTCGCAGAGCAGCTGGAGGACATGCTGGGCGCAGACCTTACTGCCGGTGCCGGTTTTGCTGGCGCCGAGACCCATAAGTCCGGCGATGCTCTGGTCATTACTCGGTTGCTCATCGACCTGACTGGCGTGCTTGCTTCTACAACCCTCAACGACATCATCGGCGACGATGGTGCGGCTTCTGCTCACATTGGCCAGGTTACTGCCGCCGCGTGTGGTACGCTCATTGGTGGGCGCATGACCTGTCTGGAGCTTCCGGCGGGCGCGGTGACTGACATCGACCTGTACTCCGCGACTGTTGGTACCGGCGCAGAGGACAGCCTGATCACGGACCTGACCGAGACCGCGCTCGTTGACGCGGGCGGTGTCTGGACCAACGGCATGGTCAAGGGCCTGACCGCCCTGCCGGCCGCCAACTCGTACCTCTACCTCACGGTGGGTGTCGCGGGCTCGCCCGGGACCTACACCGCCGGCAAGTTCCTCCTGGAGCTGTTCGGCACCGACTAATTCTTGTGAGTTTCGCGGGTCCCGGTGAGCCGGGATAGCACGGCCGTAAAGTGCTGGGGGTGGTAGGTGTCGCTCTCCCGCCTCCCCCCGGCCGCCCGCGTCCCTTTTCAACCGGAGAGACCAATGGAACCAATGGGTTATCTGAGCCCCGGTGTCGCTGTGTACCCCGGGGCGACCGATGGTGACCTTCTCGTCGTCGAACAGCAGGAAATCCCGACCGATTGGGTCCGGGAGTGGCGCCGTCAGAATGAGCGCAGCCGGTTCGATCGTCGTACAGAGACGCGTAGGGTGGGCACCATCCCGATGATCTTCGTGTCCAAGTGGATGCGTGAGGGCCTCAACGTCTTCACGGCACCAATGAAGGACATCGTGAAGAAGGTGTACGAGGAAGGCCTCGATGACTTCCTAGTCAAGAATGGGCGATCCATCTAATGACCTATGGAGAGATGAAGGACCTGGTCGAGCTGAGGCTCAACAGGGCCGATGTAACGGACAGCCTGACTTCGTCCTTCGTCAACGAGGGGCTCCAGAGGGTTGCCCGAGACTACCGCCGCGTACAGATGATGGAGACTGCGGCCTCCCTGGAAGTCCTCGCGGATGGTGAGGTGGCCGTACCGACAGACTTCCTCAAGATGCGAGAGTTCTGGTGTGGCTCCGTTACTGTCCCAACGTCAGACCGCCTGATCTACAAGCCTTACGGCGAGTGGTCCCGAGTGGTGGACGACGGTGGGACCCCGGCGGTCTACACCCGCATTGACGCCTCCTGGTACATCAAGCCGGCTCCGGCCGAGGGCTCCTTTGTGACGTGCCTGTACTACCAGGACCTCCCCGAGTTCGAGGACGCCGACGAGCACGCCATCTTCAGTATCGCGCAGGACTTGGTCCTGTATGCGTCTCTCTGTGCCGCAGCTGAGCACTATGAGGACACCCGGGGACAGCGCTGGGAAGCGAAGTACCTGATGATCCTCCAGTCCGCCGAGGACATGGCGGCATCAATCGAGAACGAGGAAGGGACGCTGGCGGTCAGCCCCCTGTACGAAGAGGACTATTAAACATGCCGGTTTCCCCCTTTGCTACCCCGGGGAGCGGCGGCACGGGGACCGGCGTTGTTCTTCTTGACAACTATGGCCAGGTCCAGAATACGGCCGACAGCACCCGGAAGATTAGGTTTGATGCCAGCGCTGTGAGCCCGGCGAATACCCGAGTTCTCACGATGGCGGACGAGGACATTGATCTGACGCCCGGCGTGTCCTTCGCGGCCCCCGGCGAAGTGGGGGTACAGGGCGAGCAGGGCATCCAGGGCATCCAGGGCGAGCAGGGCATCCAGGGCATCCAGGGCGACCAGGGCGAGCAGGGTATCCAGGG